CTATCCCTCCAAAAGAGAATCTATTGAAACCTCAAAAATATCTGCAATCTTCTTAACCATATAAATATCAGGCAAACGCTTCCCCCGTTCATAATTTGAAAGAGTCGTCCTTGTTATATGCAGAAATCTTGCAAGTTGCTGTTGTGTCATGTGTTTCTGAATCCGTAATTTACGTATACTAAAACCGATATCTGACATAATATCGACCGCCCCCCATATGTCTACATTATCATGCTTTCCTAGAAAAGTATACGTAACGTGTCGTATATTAACTATTTTCATTTGATAACGAGTTCATGCTGCCTTGTATAATGACAAATCAATTTTGAAAATGTATCTATGTACGGCATATGAAAACAGTCATTCACTGAAAGTATTTTAAATACATTTCTAAATCTTCTCTTTTGCGGAATCTTCTTTCCTTGCTTATTGAATATGTCTATGGTACAATACAAAAAAAAGCAATTTAAATATAAAAGAAAAGTTATTTTTAATGGAATAATTATTAAGTCGAAAATGTTTTATGGAATAGGACGTGTAAGTTCTAAATAAGGTTAAAAGGAAAGGGAGGTATCATATGAAAAACAAAATACTAAAAGTTATAACAATCATGGTAATGGCGCTTTTACTGACCGCTTGTTCAGGAGGCAACAAACCGGCAGAATCAACAGACAAAACGGCCGATGAGACCTCCGATACAAAGCAGTCTCAAGATAAGAGTACTGACAAAGAAGAGAACGTTCAAAATTCTTACACTATTGATCAGGTCACAATCACCGCAGAACATTATTCAGTCGAACCATATAATGATCCGAACGGTGAATATACAAAACAAATCTCTATCATGTTTAATATCAAGAACGAAACTGACAGTGCCTTTGGCTATATTAAGAGCTGGGAAGGCAGATTACCTGACGGATTCAAATTGGAAAGCCTGACTGAGACACAAGATTTAGACTTAATACAAGTTCCCTCCGGTGACTCTATTGATGACGTAGCTTATTTACTTGCGGATGATTCCGCGAATCTTGATGAGATAATAGCGACATATTTGTTTATGGACTACAACGAAGATTATTGGAAAGACTTTGGTAAAATCGTGTCGGGAGAGATAAATGAAGAGGAATTCAAAAGCAAATATGGAACGCCTAAAGAATTAACATTTGATCTGACACCAACTAACTAAATACAAACCGCTCCCTGATCAGCAGACCAATCCAGCCTTATTTAGTCAATGATTAATCCAATGATAAAATCTGAACCGATAAGGCAATTGAATCCTGAAGGGAGGGTTTTTTTTATCTAAACGGGCAAAAGCCGCCATCAAGTTTAATGGAACAGAATTAACAAATCTGTAGTGTTTTTCTATAATACAAACAAAGGAAAAGAGAGGGAGGAATTATTTATGAAATGCAGCAAATGTGGAGCAGAAATTCCAGAAGGAGCAAAGTTTTGTACTGAATGCGGAACAAAAATATCCGAGGAGGCCGCCGTTCAAGAGACCCCGCCTGTACAACAGGAGGCAGAACAACTTATCTATACCATAGACAAAAATAATGGAAATAATCCAAAAGTAAATCCCCCGGCACCAAAGGGCGCGGCTTTCAAAACATTCCGTTTGGTATTAGGAATCATTTCAATTATATTGTTTCTAATAGTCTCGCTGCAATCATGTGTTGCAGGAGCTGCAAATGCTTTAAGCGCAAATGGTGAAGTCAGTGGATCTGCAGGATTTTTATTAGCTATATGTATGTTGATTGCCGGAATCGTAACAATATGCTTAAAGAAAAAGCAAACAACAGCAGCGTATCTTGTTCCTGCAGGATTTTATATTGTCGGTGCACTTCTCGCGGCAGCAAATGTAGGAAGCTACTCTGATTTAGGAATATGGGCCGTGCTAGCCTCTATATTCGGAGCACTGCATGTATTATTCATGTTCAGAAGTAAGAATACTAAGGCTTTAATCTCTATCATTGTCCCCATAGTAATCGTAGTCATCATATGCATGTTCGTAGGAATTTCAGGATCTGGGACAAAGGATGCAGGGAATAAAAACACAAAGAATACGGAGAATAAAACGACAAGTTCGACAGAAAAAGAAAATAAGACCGCTGCAAATGATACTGCAAAAACGCCTGAAACCAAATCAGACAGCACAGCGAAACCAGAACCCGATCCAGATGTTCCGGCTGAGTATAAAGCTGCCTTAACGAAAGCAGCAAGTTACAGCGATATGATGCATATGTCTAAAGCGGGAATATATAACCAGCTTACTTCCGAATATGGTGAGCAGTTTCCCGCAGAGGCTGCGCAGTATGCCGTAGACAATCTGAATGCTGATTGGAATGCCAACGCATTGGCAAAGGCGAAGTCTTATAGTGATACCATGCATATGTCAAAATTAGGTATCTATAACCAGCTTATTTCAGAAAATGGAGAGCAGTTCACGGCAGAAGAAGCTCAATACGCCATGGATAATTTGAAGGCTGACTGGAATGCCAATGCATTAGCAAAAGCAAAAGACTACCAGGAATCCATGGCTATGTCTGTTGAAGCTATAAGGGAACAGCTGACCTCCGAATACGGCGAACAGTTCACAGCCGAAGAAGCAGATTATGCAATTTCAAATTTGAATTAATATCTGCGTTAAGAACAAATCTCAGTTGAAAAGAACTCAAAAAAGCCGCAGCCCCGTCCTCCGGGATTGCGGCTTTTTATTGAATAGAAAAATACTCCCTACGGGATGCGCACTGCGGCATAAAAAGCAGATACCGCTGTGTGAACGTCGCATGCGCGGGTTTCGCAAACGGAATTCTATTTTCATGCTCCTGGTTCAGCCGTCTAATAAAGAACAGCCCGTAGCATATATACTTTAGATTTCAATATTATATCCTCTTAGTAATTCCAATACCAGCTCCTCATCATTTTCAGCACTATTACTTTTAGACATTTCATTCAGATCAAAGCAGGGCATATGTTCCCATATATCCTCGTATGCAAAATAGCTGTAAGGCGCCTTCCGGCATTGTATAGGTCTGTGTTCAAATATTTCACATAAATTGTTATCAGATAGAAAAACACATTGATTATTGATATTTTTTAGTATATAGATATTTATAACATACCCTTCACATTGGATATCATCCTTTTCACAATACTTGTGGATAAACTCTTTTTTGCTTATGTTAAGTTCATTTGATATATGTATCAGATCACGTGGATAAATGATTACGATTCTTTTTTCTAAATCCGTACTTCTACAGCACTTCCCGCATTTCCTGCAACTCATTTGGTTTCCCCATACTTTTTTACAGTTTCATCAACCGTTTTATAATTTAAAAATATTCCCCTGTTCCATCTGAGATCTCCTCTTTTTAAAAAGGGTATTTTTAATTTATAGACCTCATATGCCCCGAATGGATAGAATCCCTGGGATTTAGCTCTTTCTGAATTTATCTCGTAGTAGGTTCCTTTCATACATATATCATTTATATCATGTGAAGATATTTTCAAAGTCATAACACCATTTTGTCTCAAATCTTTACTATCTGAACAATAGAATAAAGAAACCACATCCGTAGTGAAAACCCCTCTTCCCCGAAATGTATATCTGTTCTTTTTATGTTCTTTGTATTGTATAAGTTTAAATAGGACATCTTCCCGGTTTTGCTTAAACTGAATGATCTCAATAATATTTTCTCCCTGAAAATTATTATGGCGGGAATACCAGAGCCCGTCTATGGAGAAACTCATTGCCCTTTTGTAAAAAAAGCTCCGTATCTTTTTATATGTCTTTCCACATATAAAACCTAATATTGAAATAATTGCAGCTATAACAATCTCATCAAGTAACTTGACTATACTCCCCCACATCATATTCAGCGCTCCTAAGTTACAAACTATTTCTTATTTTTATTGTTCTTTTCAGTTTCTTTATTTTTATCGGCAATATGTTTAATATGTTCTTTTAAAGCTTTTCCTCCGCCATCTGGCATATGATTCACCTCTCATAAAAAGATGTGGGGTTAAGGCTATACTACCACTCTTACCACTAATAATCAATCGTGTTGGATCGATTATTTCCATATTTTTCCAGATATTTTTTATTCTTATAGCGTTATAATTATTACAGGGGTGCGTTATATGGATGAAATAAAATTATCCTTAAAAGAGGAAATCGAAAAGCAGGCACAAATAATAGAGGAAGAAATATTGCATAATAAGGAAAATGAAAACCTGGAAGTTACTAACCGGATGGAAAGCGCTCTTCTTAGGAAAATAAAACAGCTTGAAAGCGAAAAGGATACAGCTGGCTCATCAAAAAAGGCTGAGATACATACTTCTTTACAGGAGGATGCCTAAGAAAGAAACCCTGAAAATGTCTGATCCCCATATTATGGTGTTCTTATTGATTTAATTTCCAGCAACTGCTATTATTAATTTATATTGATTTATATTGATCAGGTAAACAAAGTTAAGCCAAATGCTTAACATCATTGTGGTGTATTTCTCAGTGTGGGTATTGACTAAAGAGGATACTCAGGCCATGAAACAAAAATTATATGATTTTTCAGACTACATCTCTTTTGATTTGGAAACCACAGGGCGTAACTCAAAAACATGTGAAATCATTGAAATCTCGGGAATTCTTGTCCGAAATAATGAAGTCAAAGAGGAATTCAGCAGTTTAGTTCATCCGGGAATCCGTATTTCGTCAGAGATAGAAAACTTAACCGGTATTACCAATAATATGTTGTCTGCTGCTCCGTCACTGGATAAAGTTCTTCCTGAATTCATTGCTTTTATTGGTGATAAGCCTCTCATTGGCTATAATATTGCAAGTTTTGATATGCACATCCTGAACAGGTTTACCGCAAAATTATTAGGAAGGTTTATCGATAATTATTACATAGATCTACTAACATTATCCAGAAAGATGCTCCCTGATTTGAGCAGTCACAAACTCGGTGCGTTAGCTTCATTCTGCCATTGCATTGCAGAATCTGCGCACAGAGCACTGTCTGACTCCCTTATGGTACACGAATGTTTTCAGTATATGAAAGAATATCTGCCAGATACTATCATCACCCTTAAGCAATTACAATGCTCCGGTGACCGCTCAAACGCGAGAACATCTTTGGTAAAAAAAGAAACCCAGGCGCTCCACAAACTACATGAATCTCTCCCAAGTGTGATTGATGTTAGTGTTTTAACAGAATCCTATTATGATAAAGTTGATGCTGTAGCCGGAATGGCTTTCTGCCTTACCGGAGATTTTTTACACGGCAGCAAGTCAGAAATCAAGGAAATCATTGAGGATCACAGCGGGCGATGCGTCGGATCTGTTTCGGGTAAAACGGATTATGTAATTGTCGGCGCCTATGGCAGCGAACAATGGGCATGCGGTAATTATGGTTCAAAAATCAAAAAAGCTATGGAATTGCAGGCAAAGGGATCTGATATCAGAATTTGCAGTGAGAAGGAACTGTTTGATATGTTAAGCCTTCTGGAAAAGGAGGAGATTTCTAATAATTCTGCTGCCGTCTCCTCTTTTGAAGCAGAACTTAATCAGATGCTTTTATCCATTATCCAGGAAAAAGAGCTTCCATTGAACTCTCTGCATCTGTATGCAAATCTATCGACCACATCAAAGGAGGAAATGTCAAAGTCCATCTGCATATACGAGCCCGAATACCCTCCGGTAAAAGATGACTGCGTGAATCCTGGAAAGAACTTCGTCGTAATGAATATTCAGATGAATGATGCCATAGAACTGCTTATAAGGAATCTGCAATTTGAAAATATACCTCTGCCGCATACCGGAAAGCTGAAGGCCGTGCCGTCAGATAAGACATTCCGACATGTTATCTTTGATTTTTCTGATCGAACAGTCTTTGAGTATATAAAAGAAAATGTGCTGTACTGTTTAAAAAACTATCATTCCAGAGTGAGAAGCTTCGGATGCTGCAGTAAATTCATGGAATGTTCTAATGCCAAAAAGTGTGTTCATGTAAATAAACTTTATGCAACTGCCTGCGCTTATAAGTATAATCTTGAGAATGGAAGGATATTTTATGGTGGAAATAGAAATATGTAACTAAATAAGATACTTGCGTCAGCAGGAATAGCTTTTGAATATACTATCAAACACATGCAATCTCCATATTGTTCTTATTTCTAAATAACAAATGATGTTAAATAGTTAAAGATTTCATATTATAGGGGATATCCTAAAAATGCAGCCTCAGGATACCCCTATCTATTATTAATGAGCATCCTATTCTGATTCTTTGACAACCGTGCAAACACATAGGAAATTTTTTATGTGTACGCTAAAAAAGCGTCTTAAAGTTGGTTTTCTTCTTTTGATAAATATACGTTATGGTTTTCTAACCAAGTTTCATGATCTGGGATTTTTGTATTTTCTATATAAAGACTCTGGAAGTTATATCCTGACACTTTGGTTTGAAGATTAGAGAAATTAACATTAAACTCATTTCCAATGAAATTATTCGGCATTACATTATTATTCAACCTTAGCACGGTTACATCTGTATATTTATGACTGAAATTAGTTGCGCCGTCAAAATTATCTGGAGTTAAATATGCAAAATCCACATGATATCTAATACCATTGTTAGAAACATTATGATTAGATAATGAGGTTGAATTCAGTACCACGTGCTTACCATTTATACTGTCTTTTCCAATATATATAACAATATGGGCATCAATATCATTATTTTTTCCAATGATTAAATCACCTGTCCTTAAAGGAAAGTTTTGCACCGCTGAATATAAAGTGTAATCTTGAGTCTCACTTTTTAATTCTCCTACATATTTTAACGTACTAATTTTATTATTTGTCCCAAATTCTAATGAAGTTGGATTGTTTAAATACTCTCTGGTAGTCCAAGGGGTGCCTTTTATGGGAACTCTTTTACCATTTACCATTGGTGCATACCGAGTATAATCAAATGGTAATCCAAAAGTATAATGATATACAAAAGAAGTAAAACCCGAACAATCCAACCCGATATAGTTTCCACTTTTAAATCCGTTATCCATGTATATAATTTTATTGCCGTTTAAATATTCATTATTATAACTAACTAGTTCCAGTTGATAAGCACGCTGTTTCGCATAGCTTCCATATTGCAGAACACCGGATTCATTTCCCTCTTTAATGTATTTTTTCATTTTCCTGTATAAAAACTTTGACTGCAAATCTGTTAATCCTTGTAAGTCATCAAAACCAGTATAGTAATAGTCGAAATCATCATCTTTGTATTCTAAATCCAGCAAACGAGGTTCTTTATTTTTGTTTACGTAATAAGCGGCATTTTTCCCAGCCTCAGACCCAACTATTTCTAATGCCCGCTGAGATAGCCTTAACTGATTTATCATCATATCAGAGATTTTCTCTCTATCAGACGTCGGTCCTTTTACTAAAGAGAGAACCGCAGCTTTAGTAGAAACTAATACAGATAAATCACTTTTTCTGTTAAACTCGGTCTGTAGTTTAATCATCTGTGTAAAACTGTCAAAACTGTCTCGTTGTTTATTGTCGTCACTAGTACCCGAAGCCCGATATAAGTGGCCTATACGTATCATAAAGTTCTGTTTAACACCGAGCGATTTAACATTTTCCAAAAATTTAGTTAGCTTTATTTCGTAGTTTTCTAAATCATACACGTCACTTTCTCCCTGATACCAAACCATGTAAATATTTCTTAATGTAAAACTCTGTGAATTATTAGTAACATATTTGATACTCTCTACCAGTTTAGTTTTTAATTCCTTATATTTTTCTCCGTTCTCTGACCAATCATTAATGGAAGAGGTTGTTTTTGTAACATCTATTGCTAATACAGGCGCTCCTGTATTATTATAGTAAGAATTTACAAATGATGGTATCAAAGTAGTATTTAACTTTTCTGAATCACACAATCTTTTAATGCCAATAACCTGATTGCCAGCATTGTATCTCAATTCATATCCTGAATTCCATATTGACTCAGTTGTTATCTCTTCGGGCATTCCACTCCCCCGCATGTTGTCTTGCCCTGCAAAAACTATAATGTCTACTTGCTTATTTTCAAGTTGTTGTACGTTTTTTTCCGTTTGTTCTTTTATTTGCTCATTTGTAATATTTAGAATTTCCATATCGCTCATTGAAAAACTCTTATTGTCATCATACTTTACTAATGCATGGACATCTATATCCGGAATAAGAAATAAGATAATAGTTATTACAAACATAAATATTACTTTTTTCATACACTTCTCCTTCCATTCCCAATTGATAGTTAAAAACAATTTATAAGGCTTAAATAGCGGTGTACTTTCTTATAGTCAATCCAACAGCCCCTGTTGCTCAGGGAATCCATACACCATTGAAGATGAGATCTTTGGATCGGGTTCTTACTGACAGCTGTCTGCTCTCCTGGAATACCCTCTATATCTTTACCTCTAGAAATTTTCCGTCTTTTTACTCAATTTCACAGTCTTAATGCTCTATTCTTGGGTATAATATAAATATAGAAGAGGACGATGTTACTCGCCCTCTCCATTTTTAATTACTTCTAATAACTCTTTCTGTTTATGCAGTTCTTTTCCACATGTAACATGTAATATAAGGCTGAAGGTTATTATGTACGCCGCTTGTCCCTGCGCTTCCAGATGTTCCTGCTTTTGTGGTTACAGTGTGAGTGTGGGCACCAGCAGATTTTGTTGCTTTTGATACGCCATATGCGGCAGCAACACTTGCACCGCCCCTGATCCACAGGTTTGTTGCATTATTGGAAAAGTCTCCGGTACTACCATAAACATCTGTGGTATGTGTGTGGGCACCTGCAGATGCTGCAGAGCCTGATAACGCAGGTATACTATGGCTGTGAGCTGGTATCTGTGCTGTCGTTAACTTGTGTGTCGATGCGCCACCGGTCTTTTCCACCGTATTAAAATTATCATCTGCAGTATTAATCCCCACCGGCACTTTTCCTGCCCCCCAGGCAGCCCATGTTCCGCCAAATAACGTACCGGGATTTGTGTTCTTTACACTCATGTAGATACTTCCCACAGGATAAATCATATCAAGCAGTTTTTTTCCACCGATCATCACGCTGCCTTTAAAATCCGCATCCATCCCCACCTCAAAGGCATCTTTTTCACTTACTTTACCAACTGCCATTCCCTTCCCTGTTGAACGAAAATCCATTAGGGTAAATCCGCTGCTTATGTCAACCGTTGCTATTGTTGTTGTAAAGTAATCTGTGACCCTAAGCCGTAATGTGTATGAGGAATCTAAACTCAAAGACGAAGAAGTTATATAAGTACTGTTGTAAGAATATTTACTTCCGCTTACTACAGGAGCCCACGACGATGTACCATTTTTTAATAGCTCCACAACATAGATTTTCGTATTTTTATCTCCAACATTTGATACACTGAAGTTCAGTCCAATACTTAATTCTGATCCTTCATCGTCCAGATCACCTGCTGCTGTACATCTAGCGGCAGTAAATGATGTAATTTTGGGATTTGAGTATGCTGCAACATTAACTTGCTCTGACTTAGAAAACGACCGGCCCCGGCTGTCTGTTACCGTAACTTTTACTTCGACACTCCCTGACGCTGTTATGTATCCGGTAGTTACAGAACTTCCGGCATACGATTTGCCGTTTACTTCTGTTTTATAAGAAGTAATCTCACTTCCATATATACCAACTGCATTCGTAACAACCTTAAACTTACTCTTGTTTTGTACGTAAGCTGCAAATTGTGCATTAAGTCCAGTTACCGCTTCCGATATCGTAATACTTTTTATAGATGGCTTCATTGTTGATGGAACGGTTGCTGTAAAACTTATTGTTTTTGTTCCTGCTAACGTTGAGCCACTATATGTTTTGCATGTTATTTTTCCTGTACCACTTGACGTCTTGGGAAGTTGTGCAGCAAGTGTATTCGGAAGGGTCCAGCTTACCGAAGCGCCTGCACTTGATGAAATAGTGCCGGATGCGCTGCCAAATTCATAAGTTAAATTGTGGGAAAGTGTACTACTTGCCCTTGGCAAATTTATAGTAATAGTATTCCCTATATCTGGTCTATTATTTGACAGAACTGGTGTCGTTGCTCTCAGTATCTGCATTAGCTTAGTACTCCCTTCACCTGAAAGGGATCCTGGTGACACTCCCGCCCCAAAATTTATGGAGCCTGACATCTTTATTTCCTTTGTACCGTCTGCATCATGCATTATCGTAAATCCGTATCGTCCGATTTCTTTCCACTCATTCTGAGGAATATTCCAGTTATATGTGAAATTGATGTCTCCTGAAGACTGCGAATCTACTTTAATATTCCAGCTTGCTTCTCCAGTAAGATTATAACCATAATAATAATAGTCTGTACGCCTAAAATCAAAAGCAACGGTTACATAACTTGTATTCTTTTCCTTATTTATATTTATCTCACTAATCAAGCGCATTCGTGTTTGATATTGTGCCATAGTCCTACCTCACTTTCCCGAATGACAGGTTTCCATTCCCACGTGGAGTAAAAGCAAAATCCCCAAGTATCAGAGATGATAAGATTTCTGCATCGTTAATATACATCCGCCGGTTACTTATATATGCCACTTCATTTTCATTTTCCAAAAATGATATTCTGTCATTTATCATCTTTAGTGTTAGTGGCTCTCCTTCTACACCAATAACAATTGAACCGTCAACAAAACGGATATACTTTTTCAATTCATTAAAACTATCATCCGTATCTGTAAGTAGTTTGTTTAGATTTGCTGAAAGCTGTTGAAAATCAAATTCAAAAGAATTCTTTGTCTGCTCAAACTTTGTATTCACCTCTCCTATAAGACTTTTAATATCATCCTTAAGAAAAGTTCTTTCTCCTACTTCAGTAAGCAGCCTATCAGATTCCTCATCCATCCTAGCATAAACTTCCTGCTTAAGTGACTCGATATTCTGTGATTGGTTATTTACGATTTCCCAAGTGTCGGCTGCACTGTTATAGTGTTTAATGACAGGCGGATCTACTGATGTATCGCACCAGAGCCTTGTCTTATCCGCCGGCGCTGTAGCACTTGAAATGGCAGCGTCATCCCCCTTGTCGCCCTTATCTCCTTTGATCAGAGACCATGTATAATCGGAAGCGTTTGTACTTTCGATGGGAGTTGTTTTATTGTAGGCCAGACCAATGTACGTCTTTCCTGCAGGGTCATCAGACATATTTGCCCCGGCTGCACTCGTTGCGTATTTTATCCATGTATAGTATGTTTCTCCATCGGCCCCTTTGCCTCCTGCTACGCCTTGGTCACCCTTAGCACCTTTAATCAATGACCATGCATAATCACTGTAACTGGTACTCTCTGCAGCCGTCGTTTTATTGTAGGCCAGACCAATATATGATTTGCCTGCAGGATCATCGCTCATTCCTGTGGTAGGTGTGTCTGCGTATTTTAACCAGGTATAATAAGTCTTTCCATCTGCTCCCTTTGGTCCCTGAACACCTTGAGATCCCTGAATTCCCTGTGGTCCCTGAGGCCCGGTGGCTCCAGTTTCTCCTTTAATCTTTGTCCATGAGTATCTTGTGGCATCCGTACTGTCAGCTGAAACATAATCCGTATACTGTCCTATATACAGCTTGTTAATACTGTCGGATACGGAAAAGCCTGTCTTTCCGTCTGCACTGTTTGCGTATGCAATATGCAGGAAAGGGGTTTTTCCATCAGTCCCTGCTTTTCCTGGCGTACCCTGCGCACCATCTGCACCTTTTATTTTACTCCACGCATACTTGGACGGTGATGTACTGTCTATGGCTGAATTATCCACATACATTCCAATGTACTCCCGGTTGCTGTCAGAAACAGAAAAATCAGCTACTCCATCCATACTGTTCGCATACGCGATATGCGTGTAGCTGCTCTTTCCATCAGCACCTTTTGCACCTTGTATTCCCTGATCGCCTTTTGGGCCCTGAAGCCCTTGCAGCCCACGGTCACCCTGATCACCTTTATCGCCCTTTTCACCTTTGTCTCCCTTATCACCTTTGATTAGAGACCATGTATAATCCGAAACATTTGTGCTTTCGGAAGAAGTCGTTTTATTGTAGGCCAAACCGATATATGTCTTTCCCGCAGGGTCATCAGACATATTTGCCCCGGCTGCACTTGTTGCGTATTTTATCCATGTATAATAAGTTTTTCCATCGGCCCCTTTGCTGCCGGCCACGCCTTGATCGCCTTTGGCACCTTTTGTCAGTGACCACGTATAATCGCTGTAATTATTGCTCTCAGCAGCTGTCGTTTTATTATAAGCCAGACCAATATATGATTTACCCGTCGGATCGTCACTCATGCCTGTAGTGGGACTGTCTGCATATTTTAACCACGTGTAATACGTTTTTCCATCGGCCCCCTTGGGGCCCTGGACGCCCTGCGGCCCCTGAGGACCTGCCGCTCCGGTTTCGCCTTTAATCTTCGTCCACGAATACTTTGAGGAATCTGTGCTGTCTGCAGATGTATAGTCTGTATACTGTCCAATATATAACTTATTTGCACTGTCGGATACAGAAAACCCACTTGTGCCGTCTGCACTGTCTGCATAAGCAATATGCAGATACGGTGTTTTTCCATCGGTCCCTGCTTTTCCCGGCGTTCCCTGTGCCCCGTCTGCTCCCTTTATCTTGCTCCACGCATAATTGGAAGGCGTTGTACTGTCGGCTGCCGTATAATCCACATACATTCCTATGTAAGTCCGGTTACTGTCAGAGACTGAGAACTCCGTCATACCGTCTGCACTATTTGCGTAGGCTATATGGGTATAACTGCTCTTTCCGTCTTCACCTTTTAATCCCGGTATTCCCTGGTCTCCTTTGGCTCCTTGCAGGCCCTGCAGCCCTCGGTCACCCTGATCGCCTTTTTCACCTTTTTCACCTTTGTCTCCCTTATCACCATATACACCGGTTACTCGTGGTGTCGTATTATCACTGGTGCCATCTGTATAAATATACTCTTCGTATATCCACAGATATTTGTTTATCGCCGTGATCGTCGGAATTGACGGCTGCCACCCGCTGCTGTTTACCATAATTCCGGTGTTTTGAGGGGAAGCTAGATAATATGCTTTTCTTTCTGCTATCCCTTTGCCGGCTTCTCCCTGATCACCTTTTATTCCTGCATCGCCTTCTATCTTTTTCCATTTGTATACCCTTGGGTCTAATGAATCCGGCTGATAGAGATCCACGTATACTCCAAGCCAGCTTCCTGCAGTTTCACCGTTGTTTTCCGTAAATGTGGCTCCTCCGTCATTTGAATATTTAATGTGCAGATACGAAGTATTTCCATCCTCACCATTTTCACCGGGTATGCCACGGTCTCCCTTAGGACCCTGCGCACCTGTCAGCCGCTGCCATTTATATACCTCCGGATCATTTGAATCGGCTTCTTTAAAATCAACATAAGTACCGATATATTTATCTGGAATTTCAGTCATTTGAGATGCGGTTGGGTTATCTACCGGACTATATTTCACATGAAAATAAGAAGTTTTTCCTGGATCTCCAGACGGGCCCGGCATTCCTTGTTCGCCTCTTTCACCCTGGGGCCCCTGTGGGCCCTGCGGACCGGCTGCGCCCTGATCCCCTTTTTCTCCTGAAGGACCCTGTGGACCGGCTGCACCATCATCAATATTTGTAACCGTTACTTCGTACGTTCCGCGGATTTTGGTTCCCTCCAGAGCCTCAAACCTATACACTGCTTTTCCGGAAACCTCAGCGGCTTTTACCAGTAAAGAAGAACCTGAACCGGCTGCAGTATTATCTTTATACCATTTTATCTTCACATCTGCAGTTCTGTCTGCACCACTGTCCATAACAGAAGCCGTAAGTGTTGTTTCTCCCTGACCATTTTTGAAGGTAATACCGTTATCTGTTATAATAGAACAAGAATACACTTTGTTTGCTGTGATCAAAGTATTCATTTTTTTTAATAGCTTTGGATCTATCTGACTTTTCAGTTCCTTGAAATTACTAAATGTCGTCTTATTCCTGGATAGATCTGTAAAACTTTGCAGCTGCTCCGTTACTCTGGCCTGCAGATACAGCGGTGGATTATACTCATCGTCTGCAATCGTAATTGTATCGCCAATATCTGTGTCAAAGTATCCATCCACTTCGTATTCAACCTGGGGAACGCAGTACGTCTTCAGTTCCTTAAGCGCCTCCTCGTACAGAGTATTGGCATTTTCTGCATCGCATTCCCATATTTTAGCTATGTACCGTTCATTTTCATTCATCATTAAATTGGATGGAAAACGGTCTCTGGCCTGCACTGCATAGATATTACCATTATTTTTAGGGCTTATAAATTCTATATTTCCCTTTGCATCTAATTCCGTTTTATCCAATCCCATAACAGTAAGGCCATCCTTTCCGGTGGCCCTTATTGCGGTATACAACTCTGTTATGTCACTGGTCTTCGTAACACCTTTTACGTTTCTCCCATAGCGCAGTACCATGTCGGTCCGGTCAGTCCCCATTCCTTGATCCGTATCCGAATGCTTACGGTATGCATTTACTATAATTCTGTTTAGAGAGTAATCTGTATTGAGTTTCGGTATAAATTCAAGTTCTGCATTAAAAACATCTGCCAAAGAATAGAACCGTGCCAATATCGTTTCTGTATCTTTCCATTCATTTTTTATCGATTTATCAGTCACTTCATTTATGCCGAGGGTAACTGTCTGCTCATAGTTAAACGCTTTCAGATATTCTGCAAACGTCATCGCTTTTTCTGCATTGTATGGACCTTTTTCCTCATTGAGCAGCTCAAATACGAGTGAATATGCTTCGATTTCTATCTCATATTCGTCCTGTACCACACGCATAATATTAAAATAATAATCTTTTTGGCGATACCTGAAAGCAAGTTTGTTCCCCTCAATTAAATTCAGGGCATCCGGATGATCTGCACTGGTTTTGAATGTGTAGGTGCTCGCTGCGCCTTCCAGATACATATGCAGTTCATCGTCATAGTAGTGCATTGCTTCCGGAGCTTCATTGTCTATAAAAGCGCATACGTTATCGTATGCGCTCAATACTGCAATTCTAATATTGTCCACTATAAAAATGCCTCCCTTATCTTTGCCGTTATAACCGGCGGTGGGTTAGAAAAGTCCGAGTAATAAAACTGAATCTTTGTATTTCCTGGCGGAGCATAAAAGTATCTACTGCCAATTATTTCATCTTCCATGCTAATAACCTCATTTTTATATACTTTGCCCTTTCTACCATCTACATAGACCACACTATTTTCTTCGTATCTATTAGGAATATCATACCAATATTCACTATCTTTTCTAATGGATAAGTTGTTAAAATACATTCTGCTTACAAGATTTGAACTTCCCTGATCTGCAATCTGTCCCAGAAAAATTGTTACAGACTTCGCTTGTTTACTCATTGCTGCCGGGACTCTGAATTGGTATTTCTTACCACCGAAATAGAATTCGAAAAGATCCTTTGTTTTTTTTATATAGATCATACCCTTACTACTGGAAGCACCAGATTTACTATCTGGTGTAAAATCAATGCGTTTTTTTTGCACACCTGCTATCTGAAATGCTATAGCTGCTGTGTTACTTGTAGTATATCCTTTCCAAATATGGATAGAGGCCAGATGTTTTCCATTTGTGTCTCCAATAACAAACTCTAATAAACCTATCTGTTTTGCATTTCCTGTCTCGAACCATATTTTTGCTGTAGCGCAAAAGTCACGCGCACCGACCTCGCCCTTTGAATCAGCCGGCAGCAGTTGCATTTTAGAAGCTCCATGCCAGACACTGCCAGTACCTACGCTATTTAATGCGAGCCATTGCTTATCATTCACAGTCACAGTTTTGAAAGATCCATTCATTGGAATCGCTTCCGTTAGGATGCCCTGATTATTGGTCATTGCAGACATAGTAGCAGGAGATTTGTGGTTTATCAAAACTTCTGACTTCCGCAATTCTTTGTCAACTTCATTAACATTTCCCAATTGTAGAACTCCATGATCCGATACGATCCCGATATAACCATTTTCGTGCTTGTGAGTGATTGTATAGTCGATTGGAACTGCCGCGGCACCATTGTTTACAATAGTAGCTTCCTGTATACCGCTGCTGCCTGCTGCTGCCTGAAAAGTCTTCTCAGTTGTAGCGTATTTGTATGGATCTGTACAATAAAACTGAAAGCTGCCTGTTACATTGAGTACTCCACCCGGCAGCTCATCAACTGTACTTTTGGTGCCGATAAAATATTTATCAGGTTCGTCGTAAAAGATGAGCTTTACTTCCTCTTGATTCAGGATACGGCTCAGCTTGTTGAACCTCTGCCTGAATTCTTCCGGAGTATCCCCCATGAGCCTATATGTTACCGTTATCACCCTCGTAGTATTTCTTTTACTTCGAAACTCTGCACCATCCATCTTTCCGATCTGCTGTTCCTCGATCTCAGTTTCCAGCAGTTCACGGCCGGTAACGTATAAAGTTCGGTATCCCTCTACTTCATTCTCTAAGTATACACCATTAATGCTCACTGCCTCGGCCGGAAGGCTGCTGTCATTCTGAACTTCCATGATATCTATAAAGTCATACATTATCTATAGCCTCCCATTCGTTTTAAAAGCTTCTCTTTTCTATTGATCTCTTCCTGCGTATACACGGCGCTTGCCTTGGCAATCTGTTTCCCTTCCAGATTCAGTGGCGCTTCAAATACATATGTTTTGTTCCCCTGTTCACAGACTGCTTCCCTGATATCATTCAGAACCATCCGCAGGTATGCGTTCGTCATAGCCTGGCCTTCCGCGCTTACAGAGATCCTGCCGGATCCAGATCCGTACCTTCCTGCTCTAAGGAAATCGGATGTTACGACCGGCTGCATTGCTTCTGCAAGCCGCGCACTTGCCTTTTCTACCTTTGGCAGCATGTTCAGCATACCAATTGCCGGACCGATTCCTGCGTATTCACCTATTTTAGTGGTTACTTTGGATGGGGAGCCAACCTTCAATGCATCATTCATAATCCGGGAGATTCCATTAGCAATTTCTCTTGCCGCGTCGTAGACTAAATGTGCACTATTGTAAATCCCATTGGCCAGTCCTGACATGGCAAATGCTCCTACTGCTTGCATACTTGGCAGCATACTCATTAAGGCATTAATTATGCTGTTCATCCCTGATGTAGCAAGATTCTGTGCATTAGCCATACCGGCCTGAAGAACTTGCCCGAATACTGCCATAGCGTTTGTCGCACTGTCTGTAATTCTGTTCATTCCGTCAGAAATATTATTTTCAATCGCAGTGACCGATTCACCACATGATGCTTCTGCTTCAACCAATCTATCTACAGGTACACTCTGTATAGTATTGCCTAGATTAAATACACTATCACTTAATCCGGCTGCACTGGCCGATCCCGTAGTAGTCATATTAGAGAACTCCGTCTGTACGGTGAAACTCGCGTCATATGTAGTGTTCTTCATGCCATCTGCCATCTGCTGCATGCTGTCTGCTGTACTAGCCGCGCCTTCCTCATTTTTTCCTGTTATAAAATCCCATAAACCACTGAAAAGATTTTTAATCCCTTCAACCACTGATGTCAAAATTTCTGGGATTGCCTGTATAATTCCCATTCCCAAAGATTTGATAATCTCCCATCCAGCTGCCAAAATTTGTGGCAGCATGGAGCCGATGCCGGTTATCAGCATAAGAATCATCTGTATGCCTGAAGCAATAATCTGTGGCAGATTGTTAACAATACCCATTATCAACGCTGCAATTAGTTGAAGACCCATTTGAATAAGAGTCGGCAGACTTGCAACAATCGTATTTATGAGTGTTGTCATAATAGTCATAACAGAACCTATGATATCTCCGCTCATCAACCCCTGAGCCAGCCCCATAAGCAATTGTAAACCAAGTCCAATCAGCTGAGGAATAAACTGAATAATTGAAGTTGCAAAAGTTGTAAGCAGATTTAATGCTGCCGGTACAATTTGCGGAAGGTTAGCAATTAGTCCCTGTATCAGTGCAGAGATGATCTGCAAACCGCCTTGCATGGCAACTGGCAGATTTACAGTTATCGCGTCCAAAAGGTTTACCAGCAGACCGCTTCCCGCCTCCATGAATGCTGGAAGGCTATTTACAATGCCGTCTACTAAACTTTGAATAATCTGTGGCCCCTGCTCTACGGCGATCTGCAGTAAACCATTTATTTGTTCTCCAAATTGGCCCTGCAGTGCACCGAGTCCAGCAAGTGCAACCCCTGCTACTGCTGCAGGACCTATTGCTTTCAACCCAACACCCATGACAGAAGCCATACCGGAAGCCATGCCGGACATGGCAGATAATCCCACCTTAGAAGCCGACTGGAATACTGGTCCTATCTTCTTTATCATCGGAGTTATTTCACTTACTTTATTACGAACTTGATCCATGGCTTTCAATGCAATCGGGCCATCACCAGAAAACCTTCCATTTTCTGAATCCTTTTTGAAAGATTTGTTGGCTAATTTATTTCCATACATCATACGCATGCCCTTAGCAGTCACACCCATATTATGAACCTTGTTGTCAAGCTTCGAACCCTTATACAGATCCGCTATACTTTTTTTCAAACTCTCCATGTTTTTAGCCGCACTTTTTGGTGCTTCTCCTGCCTCTGACGCAAGCTCTTTTACTTTGGACATAGAGCCGGCTATTGTTTTTGGCATTTCAAGAATTGACGACATTTTCCCGGATAAATTCATAACTTGGTCAAATGCGGTTTTTGTCACACTACCAAATGTTTTCATTGCACTGCACAAGGCCTGTAGGTCACCAGTTCCTGCAACGCTGTCCATCATCCCGGATATAGCATCCGCACAGGATTCAACAGACTTTATAGCAGACCCGGATGCGCCTTCTAAATTTTTAAGGCTGTTAAGCACACCATCTATGGTGCTGGTAAATCCATTGTCTCTTGCGCTTATTACCGCCTCCATATTATAATTCTCCATTCTTCCTCCTTTCCAGAAATTCTATATACCTGCCTGTTGTACTGGAAACAGGCCGTTTTTCGACGAAGTTTCCTCTGGCTTCTTCCAGCCTTTTTTCATAGTCAAAGAATCGGTCGAACCGCTTATACACAGGCTCTGTTCTTCCCTTCCCTTTCTTTCTCTCCGCTTTTACTTCCCTATTCACCCAGGCCTGGAGATATATCCTGTATTCCTCATCCACCCTTTTCAGGCGGCAGGCTTTCATTCTGAGCTCATATTCATAGAAAGTCATTCGGTCAATTTCTTCCAGATCATTGATCTCAAGAAACCGCAGGCAGTTTAATATAATTTCTTCATAAGTTTCTTCCGAAGAACTGGCATTTACCTCTTTCTCTGCTCTGCCAGACTCTTCTCCAGCTGTTCCGTCTTCAGTCTGGTAGCATTTCCCTTTTTTAGTTCACTGAGCACCTCGTTAAATAAGCCGTTCAGGTCTTCACAGTTTTCAATAAATTCATCCACATCGTTGATCGTCGGCCTGCTTTTTTCCATACAAGTGCCAGCATAAATAATTTCAGATAAAGCAACTGTATCATATGTAAAAAGCATAGGAACCTTCAGCTCCAGACCCGCACCAAACTTTGTGCCGTCTTTTACGAAATAGTTCGATTTATCCAGCTCACGGATAAATTTGATACCAAAGCGTACTTCCACTTCTTTATTTTTTATATCCAATAACATCTTTCTTCCTCCTTAACGAAAAAAAGAGAGGGGATTGCCCCACTCTCTTAGACTCCTGTTTTCGGTGTATCAGTAAATACATAATCCGCTACTTCCTGCTGCTCCTGAGTAACGGATACTTCTCCGCGCTTTCCGTTGCCGTTGATTCCAAACGTAAGGGAGCATTCTACAAATGCCTCAGCAGAGGATGTCTTTTCAAAACTAGTCAGAAATCCCTGGAAATACATGCCTTTAAACTTGTTCTCGCCTTCTGCTGCCGGTTCAGCAAGGTTTGCCTCCCAGATCTCAATAACTTCATCGTTGTCCATTGCATCTTCCAGTTTATCGATCATAACATCGCCTTTTGACAGGATACTTGTTGCTGTTACTTCCACCTCTGTAGTACCAGGTGTTCTGATGGAACCGTCTTTCGTTGCTGTGGATTCTGTTTCCTTGCTTTTTGTGCGTCCATTTTCCGTTGTGAAAGCCAGCAGTGTACCACCTTCTGCTGCAGCATCTTTTTTAATACGATAAAGGTATACCAATTTTTTTCCCTGAATAGCTTCTGCAAATAACTGTAAATTCATCTTTCTCATTCTTTTTTACCTCCGTTAATTAAATTGAAACTTTTGCTCCATGATGTCATGGTATGCGCTTCTTTTGTTGTTTTGTTCTGCATCTCTTTGCTCAGTATATTTTTGAGACATTTGAGATTCATTGTATGAGCCTGTTATTCTTTTACACAAGCATATCCAATCACTCCCTGCTCTGTACGGACCCTTTTATAAAAGATCCTTGTTATGCTCTGGCCTCCAGTAAACTGCCTTTTTTCATTTTGCCATATTTCCGAATTTGGCTTTCCTCTTTCAATTGAGGTGGATTTTCAGTACACTGTTATACACCAGTTCTATTGTTCTTTTATGTCTGCAAAAGTAAAAGACAAAATAAAAGATCCGGGTATCGGATCTGTTACTTCACTGTTATATAATTTGGACATTTTCCGGATATTCCTCAGCCATCATTACTATGCCTGTAAAAAAAGCATCCACAATTGCCACGCCCCTGTCAGACAATATATCATATGTCATCTCTGCTTCTCCCGGGGCTATTTTATAATCTATACGGTCAGGCGTCACATCCTGAATCGCCCTCAGCATCGTTTGGAATAAAACGGAAACCCCGGCGCATACAATATCACTGCCAGGAGCTCCGTAGCCTGCGTGTCCGGTGACTGCTATCTTTCCCTTCCGGGCTCTTACTTTAATCAATGTTTTATTCCTCTTTAGAAATTATTTTTTATCTTACGTTTATCACTTACTAAGTTTTATTAAATTATACTAAAAGCACCCCTTCCGGGATGCCTCTATGTTGCTTATATTTATAAAATAGCATATCTTTCCTGTTAAATGTGTTAATCCTTGAAATAGATTCTTTTAATCTGAATAATATAATCTCTAGTTCATTACCATACGCTCTTTTTAACAGCCAATTGGGTCGATTACCCCATTATTTCTATAAATACCGGAATTGCCCATCTGCTCATTGATATTTAATATTTGAGAATTCATCCCCCAGCAAAATTGCAATCCATTTGTAAACCTGATAATTCCATCTTTCTGTACTTTTACTAATAGTGGATTCTGATCTTTTATGATCAAATCCGATACATTTAATAATGATATATTATTTTATCCTGTTTGGATGAGATTCCCTTTGTTATCGAAGACTGCCAAAGCTCCGTTTGCACTTATGTTAGGCTTTACCATAAGGTCATTGATTGCCAAACCACTTCCATAGACACTGCCATCCGCAGCTAACGCTGCCACCTGATTTTCGGTAAGTATGGTATGAAAACAATCGCTTTCAATCTCATTTAATATATTTTCTTTCATCATATTTTTCCTTTGCTCTGCTGTCATGACTATACCTGAGAAAAAAGCCATTGTCATTTTCCTGTTAGTTGATTTATCATAGGTCCTTTTTGCTTTCCCCTAATACAGTTTTGCATCCACGGTACAGATTATTATTTCACTTTATTTTAATAACCTGTCCCGGATGTATAAGATCCGGATTACCGATCCCGTTTATTTGGGCCAATTTCTGATAGGTAGTGTTGTATCTGGCTGCGATCTCAGACAGCGTATCTCCACTTTTAACAGTATACATTTTTACGGCCGGATCTGCTGTACCGTTAATCTTCAGCTCCTGCCCTGAGTAGATTAGATCTGGATTTGAAATCCCATTCATTTGCGCCAATTGCTGATAAGTAGTTCCATATTTTTCAGCAATGCCTGACAAGGTATCTCCGCTCTTCACAGTGTATATCTGTGTTTTATGGTGTGTCTCCGGTGTTGGGGCCGGTGCCGGTTTTGTTGAGTTATTGCCGGAACTGCTGCCTCTTATCTCCTTTACAAAGTCTTTGTAACATAAGTTCATATCTACATTTCCGGAAATGCCTCCCACGGTTCCGACACTGCTATACTGCCAGATATCCTCTCCGATATCCGGCCGTGTTTGTGGCTGCCCATTATTGGTACCGTAGGCAGCACACCATTTTGTAAATCGATTCAACTTTGCGCCAATACAGTTATTAAACCAATTTAAATTTGCATAAACGCCAAACCAGTATCCCGCATCTTCGATGGCCTGCCCCATCCTAATAAAATACTCAGCTTTAAATGTAGAAAACGAAAGTCCCGGATCCTCAATATCTATATAAAAGGGAAGACTCAATTTCCTCCCGGAAAGTAGTCTCTTAATGTGGGCAACTTCACTCTCCAGATGAGGTTCACTGTTACAGTAACTATACAGATATGCTCCATAAGGAATACCAAGCCTTTCACACTCTTTGGAATTTCTGTTCCATTGTATATCATCCTGAGATATTGCATTATCTCCATATCCGCAGCGAATAACAGCGCCGTCTATCTGGCCTTTTACAGCCTCCCAGTTGATTGTTCCCTGATGTTCACTAACGTCAATTATTTTCATACTCATTTTAATTTCCTCCACTAAAAGAACTTTAAGATGTATTGTTTCAAATCTATATAAACGATTCCCCCTGCTCCTTCAAATATGTACTTATAATTTGAGAAATCCGTCCTCGGCTGTACCCTACAGACTCCCCAACTTCACGTTGCGTTTTTCCGGCCAGAAAACAGAGTTCAAAAATCTGCCTGACCATACTATTAGGCATATCTGCTATAAACTGCTCAATTCTTGTTCTTTCTTTTTCAATTTTTTCCAGACGCTTTTCTTTTATCATAATTTGTCTTTTAATCTCAACCACCGCACCTGATTTTGTGGCAGGATCAGGTTTGTCTGATTTTGTTTCTATATACATGCCCTCATTGCTTTTTATTTTTCCTTCTGCGGCTTTGCATTCCAGATATTTATACAGCCTGCTGATCTCCCGCTCCAGTTCCGGTTGTTCTTTTAAAAGAGCCCGGTACTGCATTAACTGCTTCTTATCCATACAAATCCCTCCCTTTCCCTTAGGCGTATCTGAATATTCATTGTGGCAAACTGGAACAATGTCCTGCACAAGCAATTTTCAGACACGCTCTACGCCATATTTCTCAGCCAGATATTCGGACACGGTCTTATGTTCCAGCTGTCTTCCCTGTTCCTGCAGCAATTTCCCAGCCTGATATGCCGGACGCCTGAATATATTTCCGGCTTTTGCATCCGTATTATCATTTGTCAGTCCCGCATAATGACTTTGACGGTCTCTCCTGATTTCTTTACGGTTTCTCCTGTGTTTCATATTCTCATACTCCTTATTTTTTACTTCAATTCCGAATTTAAACTTCTATTTGATACATCCAATTCCCGGCATACCACCATTCCACCAAGGTTTCTGCAAAATCTTCCATATCTTCGCAAATACGGGCCAGATAGAAAAACGTAACCTGCTCCTGAGCACATCCATATCTGATCCTGCCGCACGCATACGCAAATGCATCTTTATCTCTTATCTGCTTTTTATTTTGGTCATCCAGGCTTATATACATGTTCATCCCTCCTCGTATCGAATCCCAAGTATGGCACAGATAGTTTCAATATCCGGACACTTTTCTTTGTCACCATATCTGGCCGACGCATCAGTTAATGCTCTGTAATATTCATCATCATTCATTCAAATTTGCCTCCTTATCATCATTTGCACGTTGTTTTCAAGTTCTTATGCTTTATGTTCGTTGATTTTAATTCAACCTTTCACATAAAAAAAATTCTATCCCGTTCCAAATTGGAAAGATTAAGTATCTGTTTCACACAAACGATTTCTGAGGCCAGAAACTCTGAAATATTTTGCATTTTCATAGAAAACGCCTTATTTGTGATTCCTATCTTTTCGGAAATAAACGAAACCGAAGCGTTTGAACGGATCATCATTTCTTCCAATGCTTCTGTATCTGTCATCATGTGCCCCCCTTTCGTTGATTTCTATTCAACCTAGGACAAGCATACATCATAGTTGAATTTATGTCAACTATTTGAATTGATTTTGTTGAATTTAATTCAATAATGTGGTATCCTTCTAATATACGGAGGTGTTAGAATGGAAACCATGTACGACAGAATCAAAAAATTAAGAAATAGCTTAGGATGGTCTCAGGAAGAGCTGGCAAAAAAAGTAGGCTACGCTGATAAGACATCCATTGCTAAAATTGAAGCAGGGAAGGTGGATCTTCCACAAAGCAAAATAGTGGCTTTTTCGAGGGCACTCAGTACAACAACATCCTATCTGATGGATGGAGAAACTGAATCTCAGCCAACTACGATTGCGGCTCATTTAGACACAGAGGATCTGACCCAGGCTGAACTGGATGATGTTGCCACTTATATTGAATTTTTAAGAAACAGAAGAAAGTTGTAAAGTCCTGTTTATTGTACATGTTTCTTTGTATAATGTAGAAACAGGAGTTGATAAAATGAATAAATACGAAAAATTATTAAACGAAGCCTATGAAGATGGAGTCAACGTTGATGAAGATTTTCCATTCGAGGGTAAGACTTCCGGTTTATATATAGATGGGAATATAGCTCTTTCGAATAAACTGGAGACTTCGGTGGAAAAAAACTGTATCATCGCGGAGGAATTAGGCCATCATCACACAACAACAGGGGACATTCTGGATCCGACAGATGCATGGAACCGCAAACAGGAGCGGCAGGCACGGCTGTGGGCTTATAATAAGCGCATCGGTCTGCAGGGTCTCATCGACGCCTATGAACACGGCTGCCAGAACTGCCACGAGACGGCTGATTATCTGGAAGTAACAGAACAGTTCCTGCAGGAATGTATCTCCAACTATACTGCTAAATATGGGGAGGGGATCGTAATCAACAATTATTACATCATGTTCATCCCTTATTTCGGTGTAGGAAAACTTGTTAAGTAAAAAGCGAAAGGAGAGCGGATACACCGCTCTCCCGATCTGCAGTAAATCTTTGGGCTATTCTTTCTTCCCGGCCTGTTTAACAATCTGATTCACATATGTACTTAGGCCTGCAACAAGTATTCCCTGGGTAACCGCTGTAAATACTGCCGTCGCCGCCTCCTGTCCGCTTGTAAGCGGGCTGCCCGCCAATACCCAGACGGCGCAAAGTACAATGCCCGCACCGCCCAATATCAGCGGAATAAATTTATCCTTCACTGCCTGCGCACTCTTGAGCCCTATACCAATAAAATAAAGTACAACAGCCACCACTAGCAATTCAGGTTTGACATAATTCATTATCTGCTCCATGCATTCACTCCTCTCTTTCCGCATAAAGCTCGTCCAGCCGGTGGTGTGCCGACTTTGTAGACTGCTCCACGATTATCATACGTTCCATTAGGTTATTATGTTTTTTCACTTTTTCTTCCAACTGCTCAATCCGGTATGTAGACAACTTATTCGCTGTCATGATTCCAGCTAAGCTGCCGACTAGTGTACCTAAGAGTGAGCAGATGGCAACTGCGATCTCTGGTTCCATATTTTCTCCCTTTTTATTACTAGCCAATACTAAATTTATTTTACGCAAATAGTTTACTAAGTCCTAATTTAGTAATCTGGTTGATGCAATTTATATCTGGTAATTTCTCGTTTACTAAATTGATGCTGGATTTTTATCCGCAAAAAAAGTACCCTGTTTCAGGATACTTGTTTGGCGAAATACATCGCGGCATATTTTAAAGGTCATGACCAAAAGCCCCCTCTGATTATACAAACCGGCGCCGTATCAAAGGAAACATATAAATGAGAAATACCATTCGAACAATTCTTTTTTGTTGAATCGTTCTAAAGTTATAATAGCACACTACTTTGGTTAATTGTGTTAGAGCATGGAAACTGCCCTTTCAAGATCCGCAGCATATACCGACTGCTGTTTATTCAGGTATGACTTGACAAAAGGCTTCATTACGAGTTTTTTGGCCGTAACATTTTCTGTGAAATCGATGGTGGTTATTCCGTTCTCATATGAAAAGATACCAATCCAGTGCCCGCTCATGTTGTCATTATTCATATCAAACTCCCACCGCCGGCAAGGCTCTGTGTTCGTAATTGTAAAGGTGGTGGCATATCCCTCTTTTGTATATTCAACAAATCTGTTTTCGTCGATCACTTCAATCCTGTCCAGATCGCTTCTCCATGAATAATTATCAAGTGAAGTTACGATATTCCATATTTTCTGAATATCACATTGGAACGTTGCTTTCATATTTGAAATAGCCATGTTTGTTCTCCTCGTATAGTTTCTCCTATTATTTATTGAAGCAGACTCGATCTTCTGTATTTATAGCTGGCATTCCTGATTCATCTAAACCCAGCATGTTTCAATATAGATAGCTTTCTATCTATAGGATACGATAAAACATATGAATTATCAAGGTTACATTTCTAAACCCAGTCAGCAGCTCCACTTCGATACTGAAGTAGATATAAAATCAACTTATCAGTAAGGCATCGCATGATTTTCATTTAACTTTATATTGCAAAAGATATGGGGAAGTTTATAATACAAATATAGACACTATTTATTATTTAAATATTCAGAAGAAAGAAGGAAAGATTATGAAAGAGGGAAAAGCGAAAAAGGGAATTGTAAAATGGATCATCTTAGTTGTCATTATAGCGATTATCGCAGGAGTCTGTCTCTGGTACTTTTTGTATAAAAAACCCCATGATGAAGCTGTTAAGAATTTCAATCAGGCTACAGAAGCAGTAACAGAAAAAAATAACGAACTGGACCACACAATTGAAACGGTACAGGCAGTCATCGATTCTAATGAACCGCCGTATGATGAAAGTACACTTACTGCTGCCAGCACGGCCATATCTGATGCGCAAAGTTCAAAAAGGGTGATTCCTGAATTACCGGATAAAACAGAAGAAATTAAACAGGCTGCTGAAGCATTGAAGGAGCCACTGGACTATACACCTGCCATTACGAATATCATGGATGCCAAAACAACATTAGAAAACAGTATCCAGCAAATGAGACAAATCACGAATCCTTCCGGAGATTTTGTCATACAGCGTATTCAGGGGATTGATGGGATTACAGGCGTACAGGCCGCTACCGAAGATCACGATCCAAATGATAATCTTAATAAACAAGGAGGGTATACCGCTGCCATTTACTTTTCACTTTCGCTGATCAATCAGGATGAAATTATCGGTACTGATATCGTAGATAAAGGAACTCAGGGGGGCGGTTGTATTGAAGTTTATGCCAATGTCGAGGATGCGGAAAAAAGGAACACTTATTTATCCGCTTTTGACGGTGCAGGCATGCTTAATCCTGGTTCACATACCGTATTAGGCACGATAGTTATCCGAACATCTGATAAGTTAACTGCAACTCAGCAGGATGAATTTACACAGAAAATATCTGACAAGCTGCTGGAATTACAGTAATTAATTATATAGCATGATACTGTTCGGCTTATCATAAGAAATGAAAACAAAAAGGCAGGCTCTTCTCAACAGCTTCCATACCAAGTTTTAAAAGCTGCTGAAAGAATAACCTGCCTTTTTTAATATATATACTGATCCATGCCCCTCATCCGTTAAACTCAACTCTCACCGCACAAATCTCCGCTTTAGTCTCCACTCTCATATAAGGCCCGAACACGCCGACTCCCGAAGTCACTATATTACGCATCTGCCCTTTCTGCAGACAACCATAAGCATTTTCCCACATCAGTCCGATTGTCAGATTACCGGGAAATGTCTGCCCATTATGTGTGGATCGTCCAGCTCCTCTACTTTTCTTCCCCGTACATATGCACCGTCAGCTGATTATATGGTATCTCAATTCCTTCTCTGTCAAAGGCCAGCTTAATCTCCTCCAGCAGCCGCCATTTCGTGGGCCAGAACTCATCTGTTTTTACCCACGCACGCAGCCCCAGAATCACCGCGCTGTCCGCCAGAGAATCCACAAACACCTTGATATCCTCATCCTGCATAATCGCGTCATCCTTTGTCAGCAGCTCTTCAAGCAGCGCTTTCGCCTTTTTCAGATCGGCATGATAGGCAATCCCTACTTTCAGATCCAGCTGCCGCTCCGGCCTGGCGGTAACATTTGTCAGGCTGCTGTTCGCAAGCGTACCGTTTGGAATAACAATCGTCTTATTATCAACGGTGGACAGCTTTGTATAAAATATCTGAATCTCCTTTACGGTTCCCTCGTTTTTCCCTGTGTCCTCAATTATATAATCTCCTACCACAAATGGCTTCAGCAGCAGGATCAACACGCCTCCCGCAAAGTTGGATAAACTGCCCTGCAGCGCCAGGCCGATTGCGACCCCGGCAGAAGCAATCAGTGCCGCTACAGAAGATGATTCCACGCCCAGCTTTGTAGCAATCGTAAAAATCAGCAGCGCATATAAGCTGAATTTTAACAGAGAATCTACGAACTGGATGACGCCCTGGTCGGCGCTGGTACGCTGCAGCGAATGTTTCACAATCCTTTGAATCCACCGGATCACCACACGTCCTGCCAGAAAGAATACAAATGCCAGAACCACTCTTATCCCAAATCCGATCAGCGCCGGAAGATGTTCCTGGAAATACTCAGCCACTCGGTTCACTTCCCCTGTCACCTCTGCCGCCACTTCCTCCGCCGATTTTAAATCAGATGCCGCTAATATCAT